AATGATACATTTCAACTAATTCTTTTCCTTCATCAGAAATTAAAGGGTTTGATAAGTCAACTATTTTTTCGTTTATTAAAAAGAATTCGTTTCCTAATGTCCCTTCCTTTGTTTTTCCGTTGATTATATTATTTAAGACCACAATTTTTTTGTTTTCTTTTAATAATTCTTCTCCTCTTGTTAAAATATCAGTAAAAGATATCTTTGAATCAAGTATTTCAGGAAAAAATTTAACTAAAGTTTTCTCCCCCAATAAACTTATCCCATCAATGTTATCTGATGTATCACCAGCAAGGACTTTAAAAGTCATAACATTATAGTGTGGAATTGAACAATCTTTAAATTTAATGTTATCACCAAATTTATAATATGCCTTTAAGTTTGGGGAGTAAATTGATACCGTTTCAGATATTAATTGAGTTAAGTCTTTATCGCTTGAAAATATGGTTTTCTCTTCATTTAAGGATACTTGACAATAATAGGCAATAAGATCATCCGCTTCCGAATTTTCAACCTCTAATTGTCTTATAAACATCTCTTCAAGATATTGTTTAACCCTTGTCTTTTGTTTGTTAAATGAATCGGTCTTCTCCTCACTATCTGGAGAAGACTTACGATTCATTTTATATTTGGGGTATAATAATTTTCTTTGAGACGAATTTGTATCACTATCCCAAAAGACCATAACTTTGTTAAAGTTAGTTTCCTCTAAAAATTTACGGATTGTATTAAGAAAATGCCAAGTTCCACCAACGTGTTCCCCATTATTATAGAAATCTTTAACTCCGTGAAATCCAATTTTTAATAAGTTGTTACCATCAACAATAAGTGTTTTGGTCATTTAATATTTTTAAGTTGTTTGTAAATATACTACTAATCTTCGATTTCTTCAACAGATTCATCCAATAAATAATCAGACGAACCTAACTTTGTCTCCCAATAATCAGAATAGTCTTTTTTATACTTATCCAACGATTCTTTTGTGTCAACAATATATCCTTGTGGTACTGCAATAATCTTACCATCTTTATAACCAAGTCCATTGACGTGATTCTTTAAAATAGAAATCTTTGTTCTAATTGCGAAAGATACTTTTCTACCATTTTTGGTTGCGTCGATGTGACTAATACCTGCTTTCTTTTGATTACCAAATAAGAACACTAAACTACTCGCTAACCATACCGCAGTTCCACCTTTAGCCTGAATTTCAGGTTGACCAAATGGATTGTCAGGAAGAAGTACCCATGGCTGATTTAATATAACCATAGTATTGTAATATGGATGTTCTTCTTTTTTTGATTTAGATATTCTCGAATGAATTCCCATTCCGATTTTATCTGCCAATACTTTAGCATTATGCATTCCACCACCTTTACCATCAAAAGTCATTTGACAAGGAATAGATCCAATACTATCCCATAAGAATAATAAACTATAAGGTATGTCTCCTTTTTCTTGGGCATCAAGAATGTTGTTAATAAATTCAGTCGCTTGTTCGATAACATCGAAAGAGTCGTTGAATATAAACATCCCATCGTATTCACCAAGTTCGTTTTTTTCTGCTTGTAACCCTAATTCAATCGCATGTTCCCAAGACCATTTCTTCTCAGTAATAATAAGAATTGGTAAATGACCTTTTTTTTGTGCGTCCGCAGCAGCAAGAATCATTGCTGTTGTTTTTGATGTGTTTGAATGCCCTAAAAACATACTAATCCCACCCATAACAGGTCCTGGTAATCCGCAAGCTTCCATAAAGGCCTCCCCACAATTATAAAAACTTTCAGGTTTGTATTTTGTTTTTGTTGAGTATTTACCTTTGATTGTTTCCAAAGATATTTCTCTTTTTCTTATAGATGCCATATTATTTTGTAATTTCGGTATTATATTTACGAATTTGTTCCAATGAATCAAGTTTATCCTTTGCGTTTGCAAATTTATCAACTAACTTATCCATCTCTTCAAGATGTTGTGGGTGTTCACCGATTCCAACAGCCGAAGTCAAATAAATCAATAATGTTGTTTCATATTCCGCCATTTCTGCGCGATATTTTAAGGTCAATGCCTCATACATTTTTTCTGCAATTTTACTCATTTGTTTTGATTTTAAAAAACATAGACACTCAGTCTGTCCAAGTGTCTATGTTAAAGTTTAATTAGAATGGTAGGTTTTCGTCCTCAACAGAATTTGATTGTGGATCTGCAACTTCATTAATAGATTTTGCTTTTGATCCTCCCATAGAAACTTCATTAGTTTCATTGTTTGAATAAGCGTATCCACCTTTTTCGGAATCCCAACGTGGAGTTTCTCCTTTAGCGATTGCTTCAAGATATTCCACAGGTTTTTTAGAATAAACATCTTCCCAAGTCAAATCATCATTGATCCATTCTGACGCTTGTTTTGAATCTTCGTGTGTAGGATTTGGATCATCATACATAACGGTTTGAATTACCGTATATACCGCACCTTTTGGTGTTTTTGCTTTTGTAAGTTCAAGGATTAAATCACGACCATTATCTGAATCGGTAACATCACCTTTTGCTTTCCAAATCGGAATAATTTTGTCAAGGATTCCTTCTTGTTTGTAATTGTGTTTAAATCTCCAAAATTTAACACCATCACCTTCGTTATCACGATCAATTACTTTAACAATATAAAACTTACGAGCTTTGTATTGTATCGCTAATTGTTTGTCGGATTCACGACCTGTTGACATTAACTCGTCGTATACCTCATTCAAAGGTGAACGTTCATTGTCATTTTTTCCTGGATCGTAGAACTTCTGCCATTTACCATCAACATTGATTTCGTGAAACCAAACTTCCTTAAAAGGAGATGATCCATCAGTTGTAGGTAAAATACGGATTGTTCGTTGACCTTGTTTTTCGTTATCCTTAAGGATTGCCGCGAAATACTTTTTCATTCTTTCTTCTTGTGTGAATTTTGAAGTGGAAGAAGAACCACTTTGTTTTGAACTCTCATACTGAGCCAAAACCGAATCTAAAACATTGTTTGTCGCCATTTGTTATATATTTATTAAAAGTTTACGTAGAAAATATAGTTATAAAAAGTTGTCTAGTCAATAAAGTATTAAAAAAAAGTTTGAGAGGGACATCAGTGTCTCTCTCAAAATTATCACATCATTTGGTCTTCTTCATCATATTCATTGAAGCTTCCCTTAATCTCACTTGGGGAAAAGTCTTCAACATCATTAGTTGTTAACACATATTCATTTTTTCCTGATTTCTCCATATCATCTTGTTTGTCATTGAAGAAATCACTTAATTTTTGATTAAAAGGACCTGAATCTAAGCTTCTTAACTCCAATTTTTCTTCAGGTGTTTTTGGTCTCATCTTTTCAATTTTTGATTCCAAACTATTAACAGTATTAACCAAATTATCCATCTCACCTAATTTAGTTTCAAGATTTTTTAATTGGTCAAATAAATTGTTAAAGTATTCTTCTTGCTTATCCGAGAAATTTGTTTGTTTGTCAATTAAATCAGTAATATCAATCTCTTCCGTTTCATTACCAACTTCTTCAACATCAGGATCATTTTCAATATCCACAGGTTGAGGTGTTGGTGGTTGAGGTGCCTCAGGTGGCGTAGGTTCTCCTGAAGGTGGTGGTGGAATTGCACCTTCACCCGCAGGTTCTTCAAGTGGTGGTGGTGGTAATTCTACCTGTTCAAAGATATATTTATTAATACTATTATATCTTTTAATTTCTTCTAATATTTTTTTATCAACTCCCATCTTATCCGTTTAATAATTGTTTTATACCTGATTTAGTTTCAACCTGAATTTTTTTATGTGTTTTCATTGTATTATCAACACGTTCAATTAACCCATCTTTCATTCTTATAGTATAGCAATCACCAGTATCTAAATCACATACTTCTTTAAATCCGTTACCGGCATCTTTTTCTGACATTCTTGTATTTTTACCAAGATAATTGTCTAATATTAATTTTGTACTCATAGTCTTTTTTATTATAAATATCCAATAAAGTGAAAAAAATCATTATAACGCCTTAACAACATCAAATGCTTCTTTGAATTTATTTTCAATTGTTTTTTTATTTTGTTCTGTCATATTATCATAAACATTATCCGGTTGATTAACAGGCCATTTAAGTATGAATGTTTTACTATATCCTTTAATTTCATCCTCTTCCGATAAAAATGATTGATTTGTTAAATATGTTATTTTTTCTTTGAACTTACTGATAACAAATTTTATAAAATCCGAATCACTTTTAAAAATTGCAAGTGGTATATTTTGGTTAGTCCCCTGATTTACACAATAATATTTTTCATCTAATAAAAAAGAAGAACCACCATATGAAACGTCTAACCTTATTGATCCATAATTATGTCCATAGGATTCAAATTTATCTGTTTTAAACGAATCAATATACATAACTGAAAATATAAATGGTAACATTACTGATTGATAATCAGTAATGACATTAGCATTACTCATTTCCGTTTTAATTAAGTCATAAGCACTTTTTAAAGTTAATGTAGTTTTAATTGGTGTATCATTAACGTAATTTTCATATGAACGATTTAACTTATCAGAACAATCCTGATTTGTTGTTAAAGTTCCATTACCATTAACCGCATTATTAACTATATCATTCTGTTCTTGTAATATATTATCAGGAGATTCAAGAACCGCAGCTTCTTCTTTCACAATTTGTTCTTTTATTGTCTCTAAAATTTTTGTATTCAATGATTGTAAAAATTTATCAATTGCCGGTATACTATAAAATGGTTGTCTCTGACCTTCAAATTCAGTATCAAAACCATTTTCACTTATTCTATGACTAACTTTAATTATCATATATGGTCCACTAAACATCGGTACATTTCTTAAATTGAAGTACATCATCGGTTGTATCATCGCATTACCTAACATATCAATATTACATTTATAACTTCTATTTCTATAAAGGTTATAAAGGGAAACACTTTGTGTTGATTCACTTCTATTTCTATTTAAATTCGCCATTTGGTTTAATACTTCCAATGATTCTGTTGTTGGTAAACCAGGATCTTGAGATATATCAAATTGTTTAAATATTTGTTGATTTTGAGGACCGATGTCAACATTAAAACCAACAACCTTATTTGATTTATCCCAATCCGTTTTATTAGTTAAATTATCTAGTAGTGGGTTATCACTTGCTCGTCGTAAATCAAATGCATCATCTCTAAAACGATAATCAACATTATCATTTAATGCCAAATATTCACTAGGTTTATTTGCATAGACACATAAAAATTTAGATGTGGTATCACGATAATCAACATTTAAAAATGTCCCAAATAAGGAGTTCGCAAATTCTAAACTACCCTCAGGATTGGGGGTTGGATTTTTACTCACGTCTTGTACGTTATAAAAATTAGCATATGCCGGCATTGTAAAATACTTAAAGTTATTTTGTTCTAATATAGTGGTAACCATATCCAACATACTATTGTCAAATTTACCATAATCAATTAGTTTTTTAACTTCAAAAATATCAACATAAATTTTTTGACCAATATCTCTACTTGCTCTATCAAACAATAATATATCCTCAAATAAAGTTTTTGTTTTATAATCATTACCGGAAATAAATTTATCATTTATTGATTTAAATGTATCCCAAAGTTCATATCTAGTTTGTTCTCCCTCTAAATCTGACTTCACATTAGTTCTATCGGGCGTTACAATAACATTAGGTAATTTATTTCTTAATCTTGTCAATTCCAAATCAAGAACAACATCAATATAATTTTCATTTTTATCCAAATAATTATTCATTAATGTATAAAATTGACTTTTTGTTATATTATTATTTTTAAGTTTTTGAGTCGCATAAATTTTAATCATTGGTGCAAATTCAATAACATTTTTTTCAGTAAATTGAACATCCAAATCAATAAAAAAGTCGGTAATATACGAACCAGTATTTTTATATTGTAATTTAGGTATTTCAGAAAAACCAACATATGTTTCCAACGCTTTCCAAGTTTGTGGATTACTTGCCTTTGATTGACTTAAAGTCACCGGACTTGTTAATCCATTTGGTAAAGTATTTGGTGACGATTGTTTATATCCCTGATACACATACGGATCTTGTATGTATTTATTAGAAAAAGTGTAAAATAGTTTTTTATTAAAGTTAGATGGATTACCATATTTCATAACAACATCATAATTCATAAAACCAGATAAATAACTCTTAAATGATTCAATCTGACTATTTTGTATTTCACTAACAATAGTATCACTAATAGTTGATGTTGGTTTAGGAACTTTCATCATCATTCTCATCAACATCTGAAAGTTTTTATATGATTTTTCACTTTCAATTTCATCGTCCGATGTAATTAAACTATCGTAATCATAAACTGACCTTCCAAAATTTAAAAATTCAACTTCTAAAATATCTAACGCTTCTTTATCAAAAGTAGTGAACATCTCATCTAATTTAGAATAATCAGTACTATCCCCATTAATTGAAAAGTTCTGTTGGGTTGTTCCACTAACATCAATTTCTTTCAAATAACTATCAGGTTCCGGTATAACAACTTTATCATTATTATAATACCCATAATTTGGTGCTTTCCAAAATAACCTAACGGAACCATTATACATAGATGTATTACCCGTTAATTCAGTTTTCATTTGATTATTAGCGTTAAAACATTCATCTTTTGTTTGATTAATTAACCCCCCAAATGATGGTAATGGGTAAATAGATGTCTCATCAGTTGTTTTAACATAACAAGACCAAGGTGTTAAATTTAAAGACCTATTAAGGTCAGTTAAATCAAAACCATTAGGTTCATTAATAATTGAGTTAGTTGTTTTAACCATAGATAATTTTGTATCTAAAGCTATTTGTATTTCACCACTACTATAACCAATTGAATTTAAGTTTGATATTGAGAATGTAATCTGAGGTGTAATTCCTGGTTGAGTTTGAGATGGTGTTATTACATATCTACCTATACCCCCTGTTGTTCCACTTATTTGAGATAAAATTGTTGTCCCAAATTGTAATCCCGTTCCCGAAATAACCATCCCATCAATGATATCATTTGAATTTACACTCAAAACCTCTAATTGTGATTTATTAACCACGGAACAAGTTCCAATAATCTGATAGTTTGAGTTAAATAATGCTCTCCCCTGATAGAAGACATTAAAATCATCCATCGTTTTTGGATAAAAACCATTATTAATTATGGTTTTATTATTATTAACCCCACCTACCGTAGTTGTTAAATTATCCTCTAAAACAATTTCCTGTTGTGAACCACTTATATTAACATCATAAACTTTTGTTGTGGCACTATTAATTGGATCATAATTATACGAATAATTAAAGTCTTTCCACACATCAGTTAATATGTCATCACCCGTATTAACCCAAGTTTTATATCTATGCCAAAGTGAACCATATTTTAAAACCCAAGCATATGGTAATTTATGAATCCCACCGAATTTTTTAATCGTTGAAATAATATAACTCAACTCACTTGTTGAATTATTTTTATCATCTATTAATTTATATTTTTCCTTTAGAGTTGCCAAAGGTAAACTATTTAAGAACAAATATGCTGCTAATTTATATGGTGAACTATCATTACCATTGTATCTGAAATTATACACACCCTTTTGAATTGCGTTAACAAAATAGGGGGTATTCAATATTGATGTCGTCTGTTCTGATATTAAACTATCTTTATAATTTTTATAGAAAATATTACCTTCAGTAATGTACTGATTTTTTATTTCTCTATTTTTATAAAATGTCTTTAAATTCGTTGTATCTATTGTTTGATTAAAAATACTATCACTATAGTTATAATTAGTTATTGGTTTTTTAATTTGGTCTTCGTTAAAATTAACAATTGATTTATTATTAAGATTGTATTTTAAGACATCATAAGTTTTATAAACTGACTCAGCATTTTGTAGTATACTACCATTTGACAAATAATTATTATCCCAATCAATATCCGTTATTGGGTATAAATCACATATGTCATATTTTTCAGGAACATTATCAACCCCAAAATATTTTTCAACTAACTCACTATTCTCTAACCCAACATTTGGTTGAGATATTTGATTTTTTAATATTTTACCATCTAAAAGCTCAAAAGGACTAATTACATCATTTTTAATATAAGAAGTATTAAACTCACCTCTAATAAAATTTTGCCAAGATAAACCTTCACCTTGATTAGAGATATGTCTTAAGAACCCCAAATATACTTGGGAATTTATGTTGTATTCTTTTAATTTTTTCGCTAAATAAGGATTGTCATCACTTAAAGCATTTATAATGTTAGTCACTTCTGATTCGGCAGAATAAAAACTCATATTATATAATTTAGCAGAATCTCTACCCATTAAACTATAAAATGAATTAACCATTAATCTTTCATATATTTCATAGAAAAATTTTACCTCTTCCGTATTTTGATATACTTGATTTCCAATTGGGAATTCAATTGCATTAAAACTTAATCTATTTGGTCTTTTTAACCCATTATTAGTGTAGTCAGGATCAGGTATTGGCAATTCTCTTTCCGTATATCCTTTTATAAACTCCTCAACAAATTCAACTTCAGGCCATATTTCAGGAACAAACGCTTTTAATTTACCCGCTAAAACCGGATCTCCAGGATATTTTAACTCATATTTCTCACCACCATCATTTTTTGTATTTTCAACAATTAACTGAGGCCAAGGATATATAGGAGTATTTGCAATACCATCACCTTTCACATCAACACTTGGAACGGTTGAGTTACTTCCAAAAACGGCATCTTTCCTATATGGGTCTTCTCTTAAATTCCAAGCTTTGGTATGTACATCATCCATCAAACGTAAAAAAGCCTCACCTTGAGCAAAAAATACTGATAATATATTTCTTATTGATGGAATAAATCCAAGTCCCGTTGAGGTATCACTCATTTGAGTTTCCAATTGTTTTGTTAATCTTTCTTCAATACTTTGTCTCGCCGTTTGATACTTTTGAGACATTAACTCTGTTTGATTTAAGAAATAATCATTACCTCTAAATTGAAAATTAGTATTTTTTTCAAATTCTATTTTTAGTGTTTTTGTAAATGCTGTTACCTCTGATGGAATACCAGGTAATTCTTTATTTGTTCTTATTAAATAAGTTTTATTAATATCAACATCAATAAATTTTGATTTAGTTTGACAACTTGTCAAATCAATTTTATTTGGGACATAGTCTGGTTGATTTAAACCCAATGTTTTATTATTCTCTAACGACTTATTATATCTTTTAATAATTCCATTTAGTTCGTTAATTGCAGTTTCTTGTTTTGTCTTATCGTTCCTATATTCTTTTTTCCATTGATAAACTATATTACCACTATTTTTAAGTATATAAACATTATCATTATCTAAATATGTTTTTGACCAAGATTCCGGACTATAATTAAAAACATAACCTTCATATTCAACCAATTGTGAACTATAATCATTTAAATCATTTAAAACATTTAAATTAGTTTTCTTAAAACTATCTATAATATTTTTTATAAACCTATCTAACCTATATTTTAATTGTTGTATTGTAATTTCAGGAAAATTATCATCTATTAATCCTTTTGATTTGTATTCAGAATACAATTCTTTCATTTTTTGATAACCTTCACTTGCAAATGTTTTTGTTACCGAAGTTGAGTTATTAACACCTTTATTTGGTTGAGTTTGTTTTGTTGATATAATTGATTTATACATTAATGGTGTTCCCATCATTGCTCCAAAACTAACATGCGACATAATTGTGTATTTATATGTCTTCATTTCTAACCTAACTCTAAAGTTACCAGTACCCGGGTCAAAGGACGAACCAAATTTTTCCAACATTAATGGTAATCGGATTGCTTTACCTAAATAACCTTTTATTGTTAAATAAAATAATGGATACGGAAATTGAAAAAACGCAGCATATGGTGAACTATTACCTCCCTCAAATAACGATCTTCCTTTAACATCTTCAAGTGTTATATCAATAGTTGGAACATAGTCCAAACCACAAGTATAATTTATTTGTGTTATACCTAATAAACCATTATCAACCGCTCCCGGTAATCCATTTGATGTAATTGTTTGACTATAATAAAAATCATCTGAATTACTAGGATTAACACTTTTTGATAGTTTTGGTTGATTAACCCCATTATTTTTTAATGTGTTCTTACCCGTTATTTCATCTGTCCAATTATTATCCAAATAATCTTTAAACCCCGGATTTAAAAAGTTAATCTTACCAACAGATATTGTTTTTACAGATTCAGTTAATGAAACCCCTAAAGCCAATTTAGTTCTTGGTAAAACCACACATTCTAAATTCGCATAAAATGCAAGATTTTCTTGATCTATAAGTCGTTCCTTTGGTCTACCTTCATCATCAATAACTTTATTTGGATCAATAACCGATATATTTTGGTAATCAAATTCTACTAATATGTTTTCCCCGTTATTTACCATAATAAAATATGTGATTATCTAATTCGTTTTTATAATCTTGTAATGAAGTTAGTAATGGATATGGAATAGTCAATACCGCACCATCTGGGATATTAAATTCAAATCCTGTAAATTGGGGGTTTCCTTGTAATATTAACCAACCAAAAAATGGTGAGTTATAATGTTGTTGTGATACCTTATCCAATCTTGAAATTCCAACTTTATAAATATATCTTTTATCTGACGATTTTGATGGTAAATTAATATACGGAACAACGGTTTGTTCACCGTTAACCAAAAATGGACTATATCTATTATAATATTGTAATTGCATATTAATTAAATTTTACTTTACCATTATATTTATCGTTATTATTTAAATTTTGAGAACTATATAGTTTTTTTATGTGATCTAAATTAACAGAATAATCTAAATTATCTTCACTTGTTGTATATCCAACTTTACACTCAAAAGGTTCTATTTTAAAATTTTGATACTCCTCATATTCAGGACTTTCTTCATAATCTGTGAAAAGTTTATTTTCATTTTCTTTTTCTATCTTACAAGTACTTCTATATTTATCAAATTCCACTTTTAATGTGTTAACTAATTTTTCATTACCTTTAATTTTATCTAAAGATGTTAATATTCTAATAAATGAATCATATTTATTATCATCTAACATTACATCTGACATCACAGAATAAAATCTTCTATCCTCGTTAGTTTTAAAAGGATCCGTCCAAATACTTGTTGGTATTGCAAATAAATTAGTTGAAGGATTGTATTTATAAGTCCCATCTATAATAAAATCTTCACTCATTGTATTTAAAAATTCCTTAATTGTTTTACCGACTTTATTTTTATAAACATCCAATATTTTTTCTGTTACCGTTGTTGCGGTAGCCCCTGTCAACGCATAAACTTTTGGTTTTCCACTTTCTAAAATTAAACCATCAGCGTTTGTTACAACAACATCTGTTTTTCTA